GGGTCGCTGTACATGCCATTTGGATTTATCCCAGAACCGTCATAACCTCCGTCATTGCCCTGCGCTGAATTCGCTACGGTGTTTGGGTCTATCCCAGTAGCGCCGCCTGTAATGCCGCCCGCCGTTCCTCGCACCGATGAACCAGCCTCCGAAACAGGAAAGCCGCCACCCGTCTGCACTCCCGGCGACTGAGCCATCTGGGGCGTAGATTGTTGAGGCGCAACGGCCATTCCTGCGTTCCCAAATCCTTGCCCAACTGGACTCTGGCCAGCGTTCTGAGTGCCGTAATTAGATTGGCGCATCTGTTGCAGATTCATTCCGCTAACATTTGGCAATCCAGTAATAGGCTGATTTGCATCGTTTCCTCTGTAAACAGGTTGGCTCTGGTTTTTAAATCCCCCTAAAGCATTACCATATGGGCCTTGCTGCATGGTGCGATTAAGCTGCTGCCTATTTAGGCCAGCCCTGCCACCCCCAAAGAAACCGTGCGGGACGTACCCTGTCGGGTTGAATTGCTGCTGCATGGGTCGCCCCGACTGATCGAACGGGCCTTGGTATCTGCCAGTTTGTATTGGAGCCATTAGATTATTCCTCCTAGAAGACGAATCAATTTCTCTTTTCTGCTACCACCGCCCATGCCTAACAGACCTATAACATCCGCGCCCGCACCAGACTCAGCCAGCCCCTCTGTTGGCATATTATATTGAGGGACGCCATCTATATATTCACCTGTAAATCTTGATCCGGGTAATGCCGCCCCCGGCGGGGCAGGGGTGGCTGTTTGTTTCCATGAGTCGTAGCCATCCCAACTTCTAAATTCGTCATTGGATATGAGGCCATCTTGGTTCAGGTCAGGAACGCCAAGATTGAACGCCGCCAAATCGTTAGCCGACGCCATCGGCGAGGCCCCCGCCGCATAGGCGCTCATTACTTCTGGAGAAGTGTTAGCGTTAGGGTTTGAATAAACAGGAACATTAGGGAATTGTGACGCTTGCTCTTCTTCTACTAATGGCTCTGGTAAAGTCCTGTTTTCTAAAAAAGAAGTGTCCACCCTTATCGGGTCTTTTATCAAACTTCGCAAGTCGGTTACATTGCCCAGCAACGCATTTCTAACATTTTCAGCACCTCCCACCAAAGTATCCTGCATATCGCTGACGCCTTGGCCGATAACACGGAATTGTTCTGGAATCGCATCGCCAAATAACTTAAGTGCCTCGTTGTAGCCTTGCCTGCGCGCTGCTTGTGCTTCGTCATGGAGTTCATGCATCCTGCCATAAGCTCTGCCAGTTTGCTGTTTTATAAAATCTAAAGTTTCTCTATTTTGGCGCTCTTGCGCCCTTTGTGCGCTTTTGTCTGTACCGCCAAATAAATCACGTAGGAATCCCATTATACTAATATCCACCCTTTTTTAGCGTCGCCACCAATATCAGCGTCACGCTTAACATATAAAATTGAACCAGCAGTACCCGCTGTATTCATGTACAACTTCCCTTGCCCTGCACTCACCACGGTTTCAGGAGAGCCTGAACCTGTAGCAATTTGTAGGTCGGTCACTTTCTGCAACCAACTCATAAACTCTGGCGCTGGCTTTTCTCCATCCGTTATCGGCAAAACGCCTGAAGGCGTAATAATTTCAGGCAAAATCAGCATCCACCTTGACTAAAGCAATCTTTGCTTTGTCGCTAAAACTAAACTTGAGCGAAGCCCTGCGCGGAAAGTGGCCATTCTTCCACCATATTTGCCGCTTGTTCCTCTCTCCTACCTTCCCCATCGACCTACTGCGCTCCGCGCCAAAAACTTCACCATTCCTGCTTAATGACAACCTGATTTGCGGCTCTACCTCATTGATACTGGCAGCACCGCTCTCAGTCGTCGCCTCAATGCGAGAAATCGAGAACCCATTTGTTTCATTTTCGAGGGGCTGGGTGACGACATAACGCAAAATCTCTTCTCCGTATTCGTCATAAACATCTAGGTCAGCGTAACCAATCTTTCCCGACAGACGATCACCAACCAACGTCCTCTGATACGCCCTAACAACGTGTGACGCTCTCCACGCCACTTCTGCGGGATAACCATAGGAATCATAGATGCGGCTTTTGCGCTCATGCCAGCGCCCTGTAGATGTGTCGTAAACGATAGTTGTCTCAACTAAATTGAAACCAACAAAACTCGCGCCTCGCTCTGAATACGAAAAACCAACAATGTTCTCTAGGTCAGTGGTGTTCAATTCCCCCAGCAGAAAATCTATCCCCTCTGTACTGATTTTTTGAAATCCTTGGCCTGCAAACGCCCAAACTCCCGGCGCTTCTCTTTCTCCGCCGCCTACAAACATAAAGGTGTCGCCGCCCTCTACCACGCTGAAAGGCGCATAACACCCTTTCGGCAGGACAAAGGCTGGTATAGCTTGAAAAGGAAAAGAAGTTCCACCAATGTTCTGGAACGCCTGCGTTGTTTCTGAACCCAAAAGGTAAAGGCGTCCATTGTGGACATGAGGGGCTACAATATTGTCGGGGTCTGCTTCGGCTGAACCGAAATCCAGCGCGTCCCAGACTAACCCTTGATTCAAATTTGAAACAATAAACTTCTTACTGTCTGTTGAACAAACAAAGTACCCGTCAATAAATCTTACATGCTGCGGGTTGCCGTTAGCGGTAAAGTCAGAATCTGTGATCTGGCTAAACGCTGAAGTTGAATCGTTGTAAATGTACCCGTTGCCGCCGGGAACTAACACCATCAACTCTGTGCCATTCTGAGCCATAGACACATTGCCCGTGCCAGAAATAGTGCCTAGATTCGTGGTTGTAAAAGTCTCCACAGAATCAACTAGAGTTGAGTTGAGCCGATACAGGCTTGTGCCAAAGACAAAATAGGGAATGTCTGACATTTCTAAGCCACCTCTACAGTGGCTCCCAGTAACGGCAACAATTTGCGTTAGCCCCGGCGTACCAAACAGGCTTTGACGTTGAAAATTTTCTGTCGCTGTAACTTGAGGATAAAAATTCACGCATTGCTGACTGCTAATCGGCAATGATGAGCTTCGATAGAACCCGTCAGCGATAGGGATCTCCATCAGACCCAGTTGCTCCCGTCAGATGAAAACTCCAGCAAAGTGTCGTAGGCATTAAATCTAATACCATCCTCGCCCCTGAACAGGTCAGTACCAACAGGGGTGATAATTACCATGTTGGCCGTTTCATCGACCTTGCGTATGCCGAAGCCATAGCCATTGGCAGACGATGCAGCCATCAGGGTTATGGTTATCGGGCTGCTCGTACAATCGACCTCTACAATGTCATCAGTCAAGAGCAGCGTATAATTTGCCGACACTGCGGTAATGTCTCTATCAAACCCGCCGGGATATTGATCATCATCGAAATCGCCGACAGAAGAAGAACCAGAACCTATCGGCAGCGTTGACGGGAAAGGCATTGGCTTGACAGATACATACCTTCTGAACAACTCCGCACGTGCCTGCCTCGCATCTGCTGTCAACTGAGCAGGGATAGGGCGGGAATAAGAAGGCGCAAGCGCCATGGCTAACTGCTTAACCATGTAGCCTTCAACATCAGCGCGAACCGTCAACGTGTCATCCACTAATGTGACAGGTGTATACCCCGTATTTATAGGTAGCCCAGTCATTAGCTGGTTCAACTTACGTCTAGCAAGTTGAGCATCATAATCCTCAATCGGGGATTCTGCGGTGCTGACACTTATCTCATCGAGCGCATCAGCAATAATTTCTAATGCTGTAGTCATAACTCTCCTCAAAGTCGGCAGCGCCCCATACGGAGCGCCACCTAGAGGGAACGCTTTTACGCGCCGTAACTTTGTCCAGCTAAGAATGGGTTGTAGCAAATAAAGGCGGGTAGTAAGTCGAAACGCACCTTTTGCTTGTTGCTATCACCATCGCTGTAACGTGACACTCGGATAGACATGCCATCTTCAGTTGTCGCTACGGTGTCCGTGCTGTACAACTTCGACAGTTTGACCGTACCAATTCCAAAAGCATTTGGATGGAAGAACAGTGCAGGCTGTCGAACCTGAGAAGCACCACCAAGGACAGTTACAACATCACCAGACGCTAGTGCAGAATCTACGGTGTTGTACTGGCCATTCGCTTCATTGATCGCTGCACCAGCAACAACAATGTTGCCTGCGCCAGCGCCTGATAACGTAACATCGGCAGTCACAACCGCTCGAAACTTAACTTGCGCCCCTGCGCTGTCAGTGAAGGCTTGTCGAGTTGAAAGACCCAGACGATTTCTGCCCGTCACCTCAACAACATCGCCAGCCTTAATAACTGCGCCGCCAGTAAAGCTACCAACTGCCCATGTTTGGGTCATTGTGTCTTTTGCACCAACGTATGTGGCGGTTGGCGCACCTGTTAACGCGCCAACCCTGTCAGCAGCATCCGTGCTGGTATACGAGCTAAGAGCGTTTGAACTTAGGACAGTCATGCCTGCCATGTTGTTGGTTACTTTCGCAGACTCCCACGCGCTGTTTACCTTGCCATCAGCATCCAAACCAGTTTGAACGCTTGCCAGCTTAGTCGCAGTGAATGGGTTCATCACGTAATTCCAAGCCTTGTCCTTTGGACAACCAATGGAATCAAGCATTGCGTAGGCTTCAGCAACATCCGTCCATGCCGTGATCGCTGTACCGGGAGTACCAGTAACAAGGTTCACATTTTTTTGCATGTATGTGCCTAAATCCAACTCAAGATCAGTGACCATTCTTGTTGCCATTGGCGCTAGGATTTCATCTAACTGGTCGAGTTCTAATGCCTCTTCAATGTCTGTCCATTCTGTAGCAACAGTGAAGTAGTTTTGAACCGTTCCAGTAGTTTTGCCTGCGATGATGTCGCTCTTTGTGGAGCTTGAAATATCGCCACCAGCAGTTCTAATGGTGTTGTAGTCATGCGGCCTTTTGAACGACACTACTCCACCAGTATCTGGTGTAAGCCGTGGAGTTAAAAGTTGAGTGTTGACGCCCTTTGTGAGGACTCTTGAAGCCTCAAATTTTTCCAGAAAGACACGGGCGAGGTCTTCTGTATGGTTACTAGCGGTATTATTCGCCATGAGCTTTTACCTTTATTCAAAGGTCGCTCCAGTTGGCCCCCTTCTACTAGGAGGCATCCCGCTGCCCTTCAGCAACTCTGGTGGATCAGGAGCGTCCGTAGGTTTAACGATTAAGCCGCTGGCTTTTGGCTTGATCTTTTCGACAACATATGAAAAAGCTGTCGTTAGATCCTTTTGAGAAATTTCCTCAAGCTCTGCCGGATTATCGGACAGGTATTTTGCTATCAATGGCCCTTGCTCATCTTTTAAGATGAATTCAGCTATAGGCTCATCTAGCCCAAAAACCTTTATTCGATCTCCAATTTGCGCTAATTCTGGCTCAGTTATTCCAAGCTGGACGGCGCGTTTAGAGTAATCTTGTCCGATTTGTTGTAGCTTTATTGCCTGCTCTTGCACCAGCCGATTGTGCTGCTCTTGTTCAGCATTTCGGCGTGCTTTCTCATTTGCGTCATAATCAGCGGCACGCTGTATAGCCAAATCTCTTTGCCGCGCCTTTTCCTGAAAATCCTCATCATATGGATTGGGCATCGGCGGAACGTCTGGCCGTGTTTCAGCGGGGATTAGCGACTCTGCCTCTTGTCTGGCTTTACGCTCAGATTCAAGCGCAGCCTGCAACTCTCTTTCACGCTGCCTGCCTTTAAAAGTCTTCTGGCCAATGATCTCATCGACCTTGGCTTGCTGCTCCTCGCTAAATGAAACCTTTTCTTCGTGCGTTTCCTCACTAGCCGTTGCTGATTCGGCTCCCGTCTGAT